ATCCCACCCGCCTGAGCAACACCCAGCTTCAGGCCCTCACCGCCTAAGGAGAAACACCAATGGACCTCTACCTCCGCGCGGCTGACGAAGCCGCAATGAACGCAGAACTGCTGACTGCTGGGCTGGTCGCCGAGCAGACCGTGCAGGTGCAGACCGGCGAAGACGGTGACGGCAATCCCATACTCGAGGACGCAACCGTACTGGTGCCTGCCCTCGGCGTGAACCTCGACGCCATCGGCCCGATCACCAAGTGGGACTACACTGTGGACCCCCCGGCAGAGATCGTTTACCCTGAGTGGCACGTCAACGTGCGGTCGTACGACCTTACCGAGGAGCAGCTTGCTGGTCTGGCTGACGTGATGATCATCCCGCCGGAACTCCCGTTCCGCGTCTGGGCATAAGGAGACACACCATGCGTCCTTCTCGTGGGATGGGTGACATCAAGGCCGACAAGATGCCGGGTACGAAGCGAGCCAAGGGTGGCTGGATCGGGAAGGCGATCAAGAAGCCGGGTGCGCTGCATGAGCAGATGGGTGTCCCCAAGGGGAAGAAAATCCCGGCAAAGGCCCTCGCCAAGGCGGCAAAGGCTCCCGGTAAGCTCGGTCAGCGTGCCCGGTTTGCTCAGGTGTTGAAGGGCTTCAAGAAGGGTAAGTAGCCCTAAACCCGGAAAACCAATACTTATAGGTGACATATGGCTAACGCAATCTACCCCCTCTACAAACAGTCGCTCCTCGCAGGCGACACTAACGTTGACCTCGATAACAACACCACCACCGACGGCGTGTACGTGGCGTTGGTCGACACGGGGGTGTATACCTACTCATCGGCGCACCAGTTCTACTCGAGCGTAACCGCTGGCGCGGTCGGTACCCCGCAGCGTATCACCAGCCCGACGGTGACGAACGGCGTGTTTGACGGGAACGACGTGACCTTCACGGCGGTGACCGGTAGCTCGATTGAAGCGCTCGTGATTTACCGCCAGAATGCCGGTGCCAACAGCACGTGGCGTCTGGTAGCCTACATTGACACCGGAGTTACCGGCCTGCCGGTGACCCCTAACGGCGGTGACATCACCGTCACTTGGAACGCTTCCGGTATTTTCGCGCTGTAAAGCCGCCCCAACCGGCGGCGGAAACCCAGCTAAAGGTCTAGTCTATGTCGCTGGTAGGTTGGGGTAACGGCCCGTGGGGCGGCGGTTCATGGGGAACCGGATACGAGTTTGAGCCAGCACGGCTGAATAACTCGCAGACCTTCTACACCTCTGCGGTCACTGCGACGCGCATCCTGACCGCCGCCCGGTTCAATAACACCCAGACCTTCTACGGCGCTACCGCTACCTCCGCATACATGCTGGACGCCGAGCTGCTGGACAATGCGCAGGGCTTCTACGGCCCTGACATTACTACCACGCGTACTCTGTTCGCTGCGCGGTTCGACAACAACCAGACCTTCTATAGCCCGGTGCTTGCTAAGGCCGGGGCCGTGATCGTCCCGCGACTGGACAATGCGCAGGTCTTCTACACTTCGGTGGCTACCGCTACGCGGGCGTTGACCGCTGCCCAACTGAATAACAACCAGACCTTCTATAGCCCGGTGCTTGCTAAGGCCGGGGCCGTGATCGCCACACGGTTCGACAACTCACAGACATTCTACAGTCCGGCGCTCGATGCCATAGGGGAGCTATTTCCGGCCCGGTTCAACAACGCGCAGGTTTTCTATACCCCTGCGGTCACGGCTAGGCGCTTGCTGACCGCTGCCCGGCTGAACAGCACGCTGACCTTCTACTCCCTAGTCGTCACGCGGGAGGTGGTGCAGTATCAGGTGCGCCCACCGTACTTCGCTAGCCCCAACCAATTCCCGGCAGCGGCTGTCCGGCGTGACATCGCGCCTCCTAACTGGACTCGGGTGCCTACGGCTACGTCTGAGACGTACACAGGCTCGGTGACCTCCCCTATTCCTGCGTATATAGGCTCGGTGACCTCCCCTACTCCCGCCTACACACCTATACAGTAAGCTTCTCACGCCCGCGTGCCTGTGCTAGGGTTTAGAGGTAAAGGAACAGAATAATGGTTACGTCAGGTACAGCCGACTTCAACCTAGACCTCAACTTCATCGTCGAAGAGGCGTTCGAGCGTTGTGGCGCGGAGCTGCGCACGGGCTATGACCTGCGCACGGCGCGGCGCAGCCTCAACCTGCTGACCATGGAGTGGGCGAACAAGGGCATAAACCTCTGGACCATGGAGGAGGGGACGATCCCTCTTCAGCAGGGAGTTGCTCAGTATGGCATGCCTGTGGACACTATTGACCTCGTCGACCATGTAGTCCGTACGGGCACCGGCCAAGGCCAGACCGACATCAACATCTCCCGTATCTCGGTCGATACCTACGCTACGATCCCGAACAAGAACGCGCAGGGGCGGCCCATCCAGTTGTGGTTCAACCGGCTTGGGGGTCAGAGCACCCCGCTCGGCACGCAGTACCCCACCATCAACGTCTGGCCAGTCCCTGATCAGGATAACTATTACACCCTCACCGTGTGGAGGTTGCGCCGGATGCAGGACGCCGGGGACGGCATCAATACGCAGGACATCCCGTTCCGGTTCCTCCCGGCTCTGGTGGCCGGGCTTGCTTACCACCTGTCGAAGAAAATTCCGGGCGCGCTGGATCGTACCATGATGCTCAAGGCCGACTACGACGAACTCTGGCAGCAAGCTGCAGATGAGGATCGCGAGAAGGCCCCGCTGCGGATCGCTCCGCGCCAGATGTTCACGTAGGGATGTGCTGTGCCTAACAGGTTTGCCTCTGGTAAAAAGGCCATCGCGGAATGCGATGTATGCGGTCAGCGGTACAAGCTGAAGCAGCTGCGGCAACTTGTGATCAAGACCAAGGTCACCAACATCTTGGCCTGCCCGGAGTGCTGGAACCCTGACCACCCCCAGCTGCAGTTGGGTATGTATCCGGTCGATGACCCGCAGGCGCTGCGCAACCCCCGCCCAGACAACAGCTACGCTCAGTCTGGGCTCGACAGCGACGGGTATCCGAGCGAGGGTAGCCGCACCATTCAGTGGGGGTGGAACCCCGTTGGCCTCAGCAACCCTCTGGGTTTGTCGGGGCTCGTAAATATGCTAGAAGCTACCGGGACACTGGGTACGGTAGTAGTACAGACGGAGACGTGAGATGGCCAAAGGTGGTAAGACCAACGCACAGATGAAGAAGCTGGGCCGGAACCTTGCAAAGGTTGCCAACCAGAAGTCGGGTAAGAAGCCCGTCAAGGATATGGGGAAGGTCGTCAAAAATGGCTAAGTCCGACAAGAACATGCCGACCAAGGTCGCAACGCCCAACGTCGCTGGGTACCCGAACAACGTCGCTAAGACCCAGACCGTGAAGACTCGCGGCACTGGTGCGGCAACGCGTGGTACGAACAGCAGCAAGAAGCTGGGGTAGACAGTGAACTACACGGAGCTGTTCGAGGCTATCAAGGGGTATGTCGAGAGCGACTTCCCTGACACAGTGTGGACTGGGCCCGGCGGCTCCAGCTCGGTGACGCTTACGACCACCGAGCAGATCGACACGTTCATCCGGCAGGCTGAGCAGCGCATCTTCAACACGGTCGAGCTGCTCGTGGCGCGCGAAGTCGCCTCTGGCACGCTGACTGGCGGGAATAAGTACCTCGACGTGCCCCTCGACTGGCTGGCGAACTTCTCGTTCGCCGTGGTGGATAGCGCAGGGCGCTACGAGTACCTCGTGAACAAGGATGTGAACTTCATCCGCGCTTCGTATCCGGACCCTACCTACAGCGCAGTGCCGGTCCACTACGCCTTCTTCGACGCGCAGAAATTTCTGCTCGGGCCTACTCCCGATGATGCTTACAGCTACGAGCTGCACTACTACCGGTATCCGGAGTCCATCGTGACTGCGGGCACTTCGTGGTTGGGGGACAACTTTGATAGCGTGTTGCTCTACGGGGCGATGCTGGAGGCCTACACCTTCCTGAAGGGCGAAGAGGACGTCATGAAGGCGTACCAGAAGCGGTACGACGAAGCGATGGCCATGCTCAAGCAGCTGGGTGAAGGTAAGAACCGTCAGGATGGCTACCGTACCGGGCAGCCCCGGTACGCTGTGAGGTAACATGCTTAGCCAGACGTTGTGCACCTCATTCAAAGCGCAAGTCCTACTCGGAGTCCACGACTTCCGGGCGGTGGGCGGCGACACCTTCAAGCTCGCTCTGTACACTGCCACTGCTACGCTAGGCGCAGACACGACGCAGTATACCTCGACCGGTGAGGTGGTAGGGGGCAACTACCCCGCTGGCGGCATCGCCCTGAGCAACCTCGGGGTTGTGACCGATACGGCGGGTTGGCAGGGGGTTACTTCCTTCGGCAACGCCACCTTCAGCAACGTCACGCTGACCGCGCGTGGGGCGCTCATCTACAATACTACCCCCTCTGCCGCTGACGCTGACGGGGTCGCTCTGGTCAACCCTGCGGTCTGCGTCCTCGACTTCGGAGAGGATAAGGCCATCTCGGCCAGCAACTTTGTCGTGCAGTTCCCCGCTAACGCGGGTAACACCGCTATCATCCGGATCACCTAATGATCGAAGAGCTTGTCGCCCGAGTATTTTACGCCCGCAACGTGGCACACTTCGAGCATTGGCGTGCCGAGGGGGTTGGCGGCTACGCCCGGCACAAGGCGTTGGGCGGGTTCTACGAGGACGTGATCAGCGCTCTGGACTCGCTGGTAGAGGCGTATCAGGGAGCGTTCGAGTTGGTAGGGCCCATCCCGGCCCCCAAGACCAAGGCCGAGGATGTCGACCGCATCCTTACCGAGGACGCTGCTTGGATCGAGAAGAACCACGAGAAAATCTGCAGAGGTAATCGGGCGGTCGCTAACCTGATTGACGGTGTGTCCGCTGTGTACCTCACTACCACCTACAAACTTAGGAATCTGATGTGATGGCTGCGCTAGGGCCTGTTAAGTTTCTGACGATCCACTGTGCGGCGACGCCGGAAGGACGCCACGTCACGCACGAGCAGATCACGGCATGGGACAAGGCTAAATTCGGCCAGACGTCTTACCACTGGGTAGTGGAGCTCGACGGGTCGATGCATCGCACCTTGCGTGACGACCAGAAAGGTGCGCACGTAGGTAAGAACAACACTGGCAACATCGGCATCTGCTACATTGGCGGCGTCGATAAGGCCATGAACCCTAAGGACACCCGCACACCTGCGCAGAAGAAGACACTGCTGACGCTGGTCCGAACGTACAAAGAACGTTACCCCGGTATCCTCATTCGCGGGCACCGCGATTGGCCGGGTACGAAGAAAGCCTGCCCCAGCTTCGACGTTGACAGCTGGCTGGCCGAGACTGGAGATTGATATGACTAAAGACGAACTCTATGGCGTCGCCCGTGCCGTCCTCGCTGCTGCCGGTGGTATCGCCGCAAGCCGTGGCTGGGTAGATTCTGAAACGGCAGTCGCCCTCGCAGGTGCCGTCGCGACCATCATCGCTGCTGTCTGGTCGGTGAAGTCGAAGCGCCGCTAATCTGGACCCAGCGTAGGCCATTAAGGAACGAACATGCCCAGCACCTATAGCAGCCTGAAAATCCAGTTGATGGCCACAGGTGAGAACAACACCACGTGGGGTGACATCACCAACACCAACCTTGGCACCGCTATCGAGGAAGCCATCACTGGTCGGCAAACGTCACGTTCGCCAGCTCGGATGTGACGCTGACGCTGACGGACACCAACGCTACGCAGACGGCTCGTAACCTGCGGCTCAACCTGACTGGCACGTCTGGCGGTGCCCGCAACCTCATCGTGCCGTCCATCGAGAAGGCCTATATCGTCAATAACGGTCTGGCTGACACGGTCACCGTCAAGACCCTCGCGGGTTCGGGGGTTGCTGTCCCTTCGGGCAGGACCATGTGGGTCTTCAGTGATGGAGTCAACGTGGTCGCAGTGGTCAGCCACCTGACGTCGCTTACGCTGGGTAGCCCCCTAGCAGTCACCAGCGGGGGTACTGGAGCCACGGACGCGGCAACGGCCCGGACGAACATCGGTGCAGGTACGGTCACCAGCGTGGATGTCTCGGGGGGTACCACCGGCCTGACCTTCTCAGGTAGTCCGGTAACGACGAGTGGCTCCATCACCATGGGCGGGACCCTAGCGATCAGCAATGGGGGCACTGGCGCAACCACAGCGTCGGCTGCCCGCGCCAACCTCGGTGCGACCACTACGGGTGTGAGCTTTTTCACCGCAACGGACCCCAACGCCATCACGTTCCCGCGCGTCAACGCGAACAACTCGCTCAGCCTGCTGAGCGCCGCAGACTTTCGCACGGCTATCGGCGTAGGTACCGGTACTGGCACGGTCACCTCGGTGAGCGGCACGGGCTCAGTGAATGGTCTGACCCTCACAGGTACTGTAACTTCATCGGGCAGCCTCACGCTGGGGGGCAGCATCACCTCGGTTGCAACCACGGCTACCGTCAACAGCTTTGTCATCGGCTACCGTAGCGTCCCTCGCTCGACCACGTCTGGCACTGCTGTCGTAGGGGACGTTGCGAAGTGTATTGCCGTGTCGGCAGGACTGACGATCCCGGCGGCTACGTTCGCTGCGGGCGATGCCTTTTCGATCTACAATGACAGCGCATCAGGCGTTACACTCACGCAGGGTTCCGGCCTGACGCTGCGGTTGGCGGGCACCACCACTACCGGGAACCTCACGCTGGGGGCTCGTGGGCTGGCGACGGTGTGGTTTAACTCGGCGTCCGAAGCAATCGTCGGCGGTGCAGGAGTGTCCTAATGGGTATGATGACCATGCTGCTGGGCGCATCCAGCGCGGCTGGGGGGGCCGTGATCACCATCACCGACCAAACGGTACAAGACTTCACCGGGGGCGGGTCATCGGCAAATACAGAGTACCGCCTCAACTCGAATGGTGGGGTCTACACCCGTGTCGGCTCCGGCTCCTACACGTTGGTAGAAAACTGGGTCACGCCGACGACCGCCGCTGCAGACTACGAGGTGTATGCCACCGTGACCGCCGGGGCGCTGTCCTCGGGCACTGCGGGGTCATGGCTCCCGCTGTCCTCTGTCCAGACTTGGACGGCCTCTGCGAGCATCGGGAACAACCAGTTTTGCGTCTTCACAGTGGACATCCGCAAAGTAGGCACTGGTACGGTGCTCGATAGCGCGACCATCACGCTCGAAGCCGACGCCCAACTGTAAGGAACCGCAATGTCCTTCATCAAGCTCCAGTTTAAGCCGGGCGTGAACCGTGATCAGACTGACTACTCCAACGAGGGTGGTTGGTACGCATGCGACAAGATCAGGTTCCGTTCGGGCTATCCTGAGAAGCTTGGTGGTTGGGTCAAGGCCACGCCCGATGCGTTCATCGGTACGTGCCGCCAGATGTGGAACTGGGTAACGACGTACAACGACAACTTCCTAGCGGTCGGAACCAACGTCAAACTCTACATCGAGACGTCCGGCGGCGCGTTTAACGACATCACTCCGCTGCGCGCCAGCTCGCCAGTTTTCTCCTCGCCGACCACGGACAACTGTATCTACCTAGTGGTAGGCTCCAATACCGTGCGTGTCGTGTTGCCCGTACCGCACCTGCTCAGCACGGGTGAGTACATTACCCTGTCGGGGATCACCGAAGCCCTTGCGGGTATCCCTGCGGCAGAGTTCAACACGACGCACAGTGTGACGGTGGTGGACGCTAATACGTTCACGTTCACCGTGGCTACCGCTGCAGGTGGGGACACCTCGCTCGAGATGGACTTCCTCGCCCAGACCTATGAGGTAGACGCTGTCAATGGTGGCCTTGGGGGTACGGGTATCACCATCCTGTGTGATATAGCCCCCGGCAATGCGGTGACTACGGCGGGTTACGGCTGGGGCGTAGGTACATGGGGCCGCGATGCGTGGGGCCTTGGCACGACGGGTGCGCCTATCTTCCTGCCCCAGCGCGACTGGTGGATGGACAACTTCGACAACGACCTCGTCGCGAACATCCGCAATGGGGAGCCTTACTACTGGGCGCGCGGGCTCGATGCTGACCCTACGACCGCGCTGGGCACTCGTGCGATCACGCTACAAGCATACGCAGCTTCGGAAGGGTTCGATCCCGACGCAGTCCCCGTGAAGATCATGCAGCTTATGGTCTCGCAGCAGGACAAACACCTGATTGCCTTCGGCTCGGTACCTTACGGGTCTACTGACCCCGACGACTTCGACCCCATGCGTATCCGCTGGGCGGACCAAGACACTCCGGCTGACTGGACTCCCACAGTGACCAACTCGGCTGGTGACCTGCGCGTCTCGCGTGGCTCACGTATTGTGCGTGCGCTGTCTACCCGGCAGGAAATTCTGGTCTGGACCGACTCGCACCTCTACACGATGCAGTTCCTCGGTACGACCGACGTGTTCGGGCTGCAGGAGTACGCCGACAACATCTCGGTCATATCCCCTCGGTGCATGGCCTCCGCTGCCAACATCACCTACTGGATGGGTCAGGACAAATTCTACGCCTACACGGGCCGCGTCGAGACGCTGCCGTGCACCCTGCGTGACCATGTGTTCAAGAATATCAATCTCGCGCAGTCGGATCAGGTTGTGTGCGGCACCAACGAGCAGTGGAACGAGGTGTGGTGGTTCTACCCCACGGCGGACAGTGCGACCAATAACGCCTACGTGATCTACAACCACCTCGAGCGCATCTGGTATTATGGTAGCCTCGAGCGTACGGCGTGGCTGGATACTCCGCTACGGAACAACCCCCAAGCCGCGAACACTACGAACGGTGCAACCTCCGGGTACCTCTACGACCATGAGGACGGGGTCAACGACGACACGCTGCCTATGGAAAGCTATATCCAGTCGTCTGACTTCGACCTCGGCGACGGGGACAATTTCATGCTGGTCCGCCGCATGCTGCCCGACGTCAACTTCGCAGGCTCTACCGCGAGCGACCCCGAGGTCAAACTGCAGGTGCGCCCACGCAACTTCCCCGGTGGCCGGGTAACTGCAGACGCTCCCGATACGCAGCGGGTCATCGAGAACTCCATAGGCCAGTATACCGATCAAGTCTTCATGCGGGCCCGTGCCCGCCAGATGGCAATCAAGATCAGCTCGGACACCGCTGGTGTGCAGTGGCAGCTCGGTGCGCCGCGCCTCGACGTGCGTCAGGATGGCCGCCGCTAATGGCCCTAGATAAGTTCCGCGCAGCCCCGCTGCCTAACCCTCCGGCCCAATGGGACCCGCAGTACATGCGGCAGGTCATCCGTGTGCTGGAAGCCTATTTCTCGCAGATGGACTCGGATACCCCGAACCACGCACAGAAGTACACCGCCGAACAGTTCGTGTTGAACCCGAGGACGCTGCTTCAGGGGGCTCCGGGTACGCTCACGTGGAACGTAGTTGATCAGACTGCCAACCTCGGTATGGAGTACGGGGTCACCCAGCAGATCGGGGAAGAGACCTACGCACGTGTGGGTAACACGACGGGGGTGACGATCCCCAACGGCACTGTAGTGGGCTTCGTGGGGGCCACCCCGGAGGCATTGCTGGTAGCACCGTACCTAGCGGACGGGTCACAGCCGTCGCTCTACATGCTGGGGGTTATGACGCACGACCTGCCCGATAGCGGGCAGAAGGGGTACTGCACTGTCTTCGGCTTTGTGCGCGACCTCGATACCAGTATGTTCAGCCCGGGGGATGTTTTGTATGCGTCGCCGACCACGGCAGGTACGCTGACCAATGTGAAGCCCACTGCGCCGCAGAACGTTATTCCAGTCGCAGCGTGCGTGGTGTCTGACCCGGTTGGTGGTGTCATCTTCGTACGCCCGGCCATCGAGCAACAGCAGTACTACGGTGTGTTCTCAGACACAGCAACTGCCTCACCGGTAGCGGCCTACACTCCCTATGCGTTCCCGTTTAACACGACGGACTTCGCCAAAGGATTTTCGCGGGGCACCCCTAATTCGCGCATCGTGGCGTCAGCAGCTGGGCTGTACAACTTCCAATTCTCGTCGCAGGTCAGCAGCGGGAGCTCCAGCGCCAAGAAGCTTTGGATGTGGCCGCGCATCAATGGCGTAGACGTACCAAACTCGAACAGCGAGGTCACGGTTTCAGGGAACGGCACCGTGCTGGTTCCGGCGTGGAACTGGGTGTTGTCGCTGGAGGCAAACGACTACTTCGAGCTCATGTACGCAGCTGACGATACCAACGTACAACTCAGCGCCATCCCGGCGCAGGTTGGTGCGGTAGGTACTCCGACGTTTGCTCGCCCTGCCTGCCCGTCCATGATCCTCACGGTGACTCAGGTACAGCAGTAGGGGCTTTGGTTTTTCTGGTTATCTGAGTATAAGCGCAGACACACGTTGAGGACGTAGTATGGAACTCTTGAACCCCCGCATGTCGCGCTCGTACCCGTACGTACCTGTGGGCGGCGCAAACTCGCCACCGACGAACTCTGCGGCGACCATGCCAATTAGCGGCCTTGGCGGGCTTCCGGCGACCGGCTACGCTGCATCGGACTCAGCCCCGGCTCAGAGTCCGGTTCCGACGCCCTCTACGGCCCTCATGACGCAACCCAGCGCGCCGACCGACAGCAGCATGCCTGCTGCGTCGAGTCCGGCCCCCACCTCAATGCAAGGCACTAGCCCCACGGCCAACCCTCAGGCAGCGGCACAGCACGCGCAGAGCTTCGGGCGTGGGGACGACTCGGTGCTCATCCATATGACTCCGAACGAGGTCAACAGCCTGCGCGGCCTCGCGCAGCGATTTGGCGGTGACCTGACGACCAACCCCAGCACTGGCCTCCCCGAAGCGGGCTGGCTCGGACGCCTGCTGCCTACGCTGCTTGGTGGCCTGCTCAACTTTGCTCTGCCGGGTGTAGGTTCGGCTATTGGCAGCGCGCTCGGCGGTATCGGTAGCGCCGCAGGTACGGGGCTGCTCGTAGGTGCGGGCACCGGGATCGTCACGGGTGACATCGGTAAGGGGCTTATGGCAGGCCTTCAGGCCTTCGGCGGCGCTTCGCTGGGCGGCGCTCTGAAAGGCGGTGTCAGCAACGTCGCAGGACAAACTGCAAATACCGCAGCCACGGGTCATGCGGGACAAGCTGTAGGTCAGGTCGCTGGGCAGGCGGCGGGCCAAACTGCGGGGCAGGTCGCTGGGCAGGCCGTCGGCCAAGGCGCTGCACACATCGGGCAGCAGGCGGCTCAGGGTCTGGCTTCACCGGGGCTTCTGTCGAGGTTCGGTGCCGCAGCCCAGCAGGGGCTCCCCGGGGGTATCATTGGCAAGGTCGCGCCGATCATGGCTGCGCAGGGTCTGCTCGGAGGCGTCGCGGGTGCCATGACCCCGAGCGGCGTCAAGGACCCGCAGTCTGGTACCATCGACAACTCCTATCAGGGCCCGTACAAGTACGAGGCCCGCCCAGCTACGTTCGCACCCAGCACGCAGGACATCCTCTCCTCGTCCAAGGAGCGTGACTACTTCGCCAACGACCAGCCCGGTGTGCTTAACATGCAGGGGCAGATGGTGCAGCCCGGGTCCGGCACTGCGCCCGGCACGCCGATTGTGCAGAAGGTGAACAACCCCAAGCCGAAGAAGGGAGACCCGATGTACTCCTTCACCACCGTGCCGTACATGCAGGACCCCAACGCGCCGCAGGACGTGATGATGCAGTACGCCAAGGGCGGCGTCGTGAATATGGACGAGGGTGGTTTCGTCATCCCGGCTCGGGCAGTGGCAGAGGCAGGCAACGGCTTCACCGACGCAGGCTTCGAACGCTTCGCCAAGCTCGGCGGCATGCCTATCCGTGGCAAGGGCGATGGTGTCAGCGACGACATCCCGGCCCGCATTGGTGATCAAGAAGCTCGTGTGGCAGCTGGCGAAGTGTACATGCCTCCGCAGGCGGTGCGCCGCGCAGGCGGTGCCAAGAAGCTCTACTCGCTGATCAACCAAGCCCACAAACAACGCAAGCGCGGCGAGAACTCGCCGATTGCAAAGGGGCTGGGCGCGCTGTGAGCGACATTCGGATAACCCTCGTACCGTCTGATCGCATCGTGGATGCGTGGACTATGGTCGAGCCTTTTATGGAGCTGGCTGCTGACGTAACCAACGGACGCTACCAGTCGACCGACATCCTCGAGGCGCTGCTGCACCTCAACCACGACCTGTGGGTGGTGTTCGACGAGACCCGTGTCTACGGCGCTGTGGTCACTGCACTCAAGCAGTACCCCCAGAAGAAGTACCTCGAGCTGGCGTTCATCGCGGGCGAGGACGGGCACTCTTGGAAGGACCAGATGCTCGATATTCTGCGGCGCTGGGCTTACGATAATAGCTGTGATGGTATAGAGTCTTGTGCGCGGCTAGGTTGGGCCAAGATTTTCAAAGACGATGGATACCGTCCTATGTGGCAGATGTTCGAGCTGCCGATGGGTGAAGAGGGCCTAGGAGGTTACGATGGGTAGTGGCGGCGGTGGCACCAGCACGCAGTATGTGAAGTCGGAGCAGTCCAACCTCCCGGCGTACGCACAGCCTTATTTCGAAAACCTGATGCAGCGGTCCTCAGGGCTGCTCACGCAGCAGTACACGCCGTACGAGCAGGAGCGCATTGCGGGTTTCACTCCGCAACAGCAGCAGGTGCAGCAGGACATTCTCGGGCAGCAGACGCCGGGGCAGTTCGGCACCGCTGCTAACCTCGCTACCGCTGCGGGTCTCGGGTCACTGCAAGCCGGGCAGTATCAGCCGGGCCGTTTCCGTGCACAGCAGGTTGGTCAGCCCAACCTTCAGCAGTTCCAGATGCAGGCCCCAGACCAGTTCGGCGGTCTGCAGGCGCAGCAGTACATGTCGCCCTACGCGCAGAATGTCACAGACATCCAGAAGCGCGAAGCCGTCCGTGACGCGCAGAAAGGCCAGCTGGTACAGGACCTCGGCGCAGCACGTCAGGGTACCTACGGTGGCAGCCGTCAGCTCCTTGCCGGGCTTGAGCGCGAACGTATGCTTGGTCAGCAGCTCGGTGACATCCAGCAGCGTGGCTCGCAGTCTGCGTATGAGAACGCGCAGGCTCAGTTCGAGCGCGACCGCGCTGCGGGTATGAACGTAGGACAAGCCAATCTGCAGGCGGCCCTCGGCACGCAGCAGCTGGGTACACAGACCGGGCTTCAGGCACTTCTCGCCAACCAGCAGTACGGCCTCGAGGCGCAGCGTCTCGGTGAGCAGTCGCGTCAGTTCGCTTCGCAGCAGGGTCTCGCTGGCCTCGCGCAGGCCGGGCAGATGGGTCAGACCCTCGGCAACCTCGGCCAGATGCAGTCGCAGACCGACCTCGCTCGGCTCAACCAGCAGCAGCAGGTCGCCGCGCAGAATCAGGAGCTGCAGCAGCGCTACCTCGACACTGCCTATCAGGACTTCATGCGTCAGCGGGACTACCCGCTGGAGATGCTCCAGCAGTACAGCAGCATGCTGCGCGGCGTGCCCGTCACGCCCAACTCGACGCAGACTACGTACGCTCCGTCCCCGTCGCTGGCTTCCCAGATCATGGGTACCGGCCTCGGCGCGCTCGGCATGTATAAGTCTCTCGCGGGCTAAGGAGGTTTAGATGCCCAAGCCGTTCAGCATTCAGGCCCCCGAGGAAGTCGCCAAGGACTACGGTGGCAACAAACAGCGCATCGCCGAAGCCGCACAGCTCGGGATCGTAGACCCTACCGCAGCCGTTCTGGCCGGTATGTTCATCGACCGCATGCGCAATGCGCAGATGCAAGAGGTGGGGCAGAAGCCCACCATCGCTCAGCAGGTCATGGGTGGAGCTCAGCCCGCTCCCGTTTCCTCTCCCTCTGGCGGGATGGGCATGCCACCTGCAGGGGCTCCGCCCATGGCACCTCCGCAGATGGGTATGGCCCCCGAGATGGCCCCGCCGATGGGTATGGCCGGGGGCGGCCTGCTTGGGCTAAACATCCCCGACGCCATGTTCGACGAACCGGATAACGGAAGTTACGCTGGCGGCGGCCTCGTTGCGTTCGCCAAGGGGGGCATGTCCGACCTCTACGACGATGTGGAGCACACGGAGAGCCGGGGTAATCAGGGTGCGGTCAGCCCGAAGGGCGCGCGCGGAGTCATGCAGCTCATGCCCGGCACGATGCGGGACCCGGGCTTTGGCGTCACTCCGATGCGGGCGGACACTGAAGAAGA